CATTGTTATACCAGCTTGTAACGTTATCTCCTGCGATAGTGCAGACATCAGCTGCTCTGGTTATATTACTTGTACCATTGTTTGGGATAAAACTAGAAGCTTTCGCTCCTATTTCCATCTGTCCACCCCAGGCATAGATAAAAGTATTTGCTGGTGCTCCCGCTGGAAAGTTGCCGATAACAATCGGCTCGTCGTTTGCATCCCAATCAAACCTCCAAATCTGTCTATAACCAAAATTGATTGAGTTCCAATTTCTGTATCCAATCCGCCACCAACCGTTTGCAAGTTGTTCGCAGATATATTTTTCAGGGTTTACGTCCGTAATGATGTTATTTCCATGTCTCTCTTCGACCCTAGGAGTTGGCCCACTTAGATCAAAGAAAAAATAATAAATGCCTCCAGTAACTGTCCTAAAAGCAAAGCGAGACCAGCTAGCAGTATTTACGAACACTGTTATCCAAGCTTGGTAGGTGCCGGATGGTGCTGTTAGATTATTTCTCTTAAGCCTTAAATACTCGCCTTTTCTAACACTATCAGTCCCGCCTGTAGGAGGTTTAACATCTGTTGATTCTGCTCCGTAGTCCCATCCGGCATCTGAACCAGTCGTATTTGCTTTCACAAAATTTACTCTAGACTCTTCAATCAACAACCCCTCTTGTTCAAACCTAGCTTGATGCTCGTCGGCAGTCTTAATAACACCATCCTCAACATAAGTGGCTGAGGATGCTCTACTAAACGCGATCCTTGGATCAAGCTGTTTACTCTTTTGAAAATCCAGCGTAAGACTAGGCCGGACTGTTGGATAATTACTCATCAGCTTAACGTCAGTGTTGTTGAACGGATGGTGCCGTCTAAGCCCTTCATGACAATCTGAATAGACGTGTCAGAGACATACCTGAACTGGATGTCACCACCTGTCTGCGGAGCTGAATAGAAACTACCAGTAGGGAAGTAACAATCTGAATAGACGTGTCAGAGACATACCTGAACTGGATGTCACCACCTGTCTGCGGAGCTGAATAGAAACTACCAGTAGGGAAGTAAGGACGTAAAGTACCGACTTCATCAACAAAAGCCTGTTTACCTAAGTATTGATTAATAGGTATATCTTCAGGCGCTGTCCCGATATCACCGCCAACTAAATTACCCCAGCTAGTGCCGTCATAACCCTCAAACTTATCGCTGTCGTCATTAAACCTGACCATACCTTTAGCAGCAGTGCCAGGACGTTGAGCGACAGTACCGACTGGAACTACAATTGATCCAGTACCTGAAAAACTGACACCAGTGTCTGTCGTCTCAAGTTTGGTTGAATTGTTATATTTTAATTTAACATCACCGTCTGGATTAAAACTTGCAGCAGTCTTTGTACCATCACCGCTGAAGAAAAAATAGCTACCAACATTCTTGAATTTAAGATCGCCGTTGTTGTTTTCTATTCGACCATCATCTGGGTCATGAAAAATAACAAAATCATCACCCGTTCCAAACCGAAGCTTTTTATCATCTGGTATATCAATATTACCATTGATATTTACATTACCAGTACCTGTAATATCATTAGAATTAAGATCTAAGTCACCACCAAGTTGCGGGGTAGCCTCGTTCACAAGGTTCGCGACAACACCTGTAAGAGCTGCGCCACTGCCAGAAAAGGAAGCAGCAGTCACCGCGCCTGTAGCGTTTACATCGTTACTGAATTGGCCATTAACCGCGTTTACATCATCAGTAAACGTACCTTCGACGGCACTGATATTTCCATTAAAAACAGCCGTACCATCGCCGCTAATTTTTGACGTGATAGTCGTGCCTTGATAGCCTCTCCACACGTCACTGTTGTTGCCTGACGCTCTTTGAGCAGCGACTAAACCGTTAGTGAAAACTTTTGCGCCGGATACTGTTGCAGAAGAAGCGTTGTAAGCCCCAATAGTTACATCGCTTGCAAAGCTAGCTGACCCAAATGTTGCAGCGCCGCTAGACGAAACGTTTAGATTTACAAAATCTGCGGTCCCGTTTGAATTTAGTGCAATGTTTCCACCGCCAATCTCTACATCATCACTAGAAGTTGAAGGAGCTACAACCCCACCTGTTTTGCTCCATATTGCTGGGTTTGCATTAGCCGCTCCTGATGGGATGTAATCCCAATCGGTGCCGTTGTAAGCGACCAAATCACCAGCAGTTACAGCAGTTCCAGTCGCAGGACTTGGGTTCCATACTGCGTTGCTTGTTCCTGTGCCGTTGTTATAGAACGTGTCGCCAGCTGAGACCCCAGTAGGTTTTGCTGCACTTGTCGTTAAATTGACTGTGCCTTTGTACGCGGTAGCGGATGCAGTGGCCTTGACCTGACCTGTAGTGACATCAAACTCCAGTCCTGAACCTAGAGCGATGGCGATCTTGCCACTGAGAAATTTCAGGCCTTTGTAAGTATCAACATCTGCATCTAAAGTAATAATCCCCAATCCAGTGGAGGGGGAGCAGTTAATACCATTACCACCTAGGACTTGATCAACAGTGCTGCTGCCAGGACCGCTGCCGCCTGCTGCTACGACCTGCCAACCAGTGCCATCGTAAACAAACAACTTGCCTGTAGATGGCTGAAACCATAATGCTTGCTTGCTTGGGCTTCCAGGTGCTGCATCGTTAATCTTGACGCCACCAAGGTGTTGGATATTACCAGCGGAATCTTTGCACGACAGGAACGCGCCTGCTTGGTTGTAGTTGAGGCTGATTTCGCCGTTTGTGAGCTGTTGCGGAAGAGCGTGCTTGTCCTCAATGTTTGAGTTTTTGTGTATTAGTTGAACTGCCATGACTATCCAGTCGTTGGGACGCCGGTATTCACCGATGTCCCTATTCTAGTCAAGCAGTATTCCTTGCACTATTGGTTGAGTTGTAAACAAAGGAGTTTTTGAGGTTTTCAGCTGTTAGCAACAGCCCCGTAATGCCTGGGTCTTTTTCTAGCTCTCCCAGTATGGACAGGAAGCCAGATTCCAATGGTGCGGTTGCATTGTCTTGCGTAACATCGCAGCAACATCCATTCTTTAAAACTACGGGTACAACTGTCGCAAGACTGGTGGCATTTATGCTGTAAGTTGACGAAGCAGTAGCACCGCTAGCAATTTTCTCTGCCCTAAATGCCTTGCCTTGATAGTTTTGATTGTGTGCGAAGTTAATACCAATTAGCTCTGATAGATCCCAATTGTCATTACTGAAATCGTATTTAAGTTGAGGAACAATCCGACCGCCACACTGCACGCCGCCTCTTTTCCCTAGATCCAGTAGTGACAGTTTTGGAGAAATTGCTGTACCGTTTACAAACCTCAACCCCCCTTGCGTGCCTGTTGATATTAAGTCAACAATTAAATTGCAACCGTGCCCTGTTAGGCCAGAGTCGGCGCTGTTGCTGCCAGTAAGGTTGATTGTAACATTTGCTGATGATGTGCTGACAACATTGTTGGTTAAATAAAATGTGTTGCTGTCGGTGTTATAAAACTGAAATATTATGTCGCCGCCATAAGGACAAGTAGCGGCGCAACAGTAATCTCCTACATTGCTCCAATTAACTACTGTATCTCTGCCACCAACGCCATAGCCGCCGTTGAACGTTGCGACAACAGTGCTTTGATTGTTGTTATCCAGCTCTAATGTTAGATCAGCAAAAACTGCACCAGCTGAAAAAGCTTCAACCGAACTGTATTGAGGGATTCTCGCGCAGGCATTTGCCGTCGTCCCCCATTTCATGCGAACGGTTGGAGAAGTAGCCCCTCTCGCTCCAACAACATCAAATCGTGTGAATCCATTCACCAGCTGAATCGGACCCTGCTCAATCACTCCCAGGTCATCGTGAACGCTGATAACAATTGTGCTACCTGTAGGCAAAAATAACTGTGATGCTTTTTCTACTGCTTCCGTTAATGACGTAAATATAGTGTCATGGAAAGCGTTGCCGCTTGCGCTCCACTCAAGAGAACTATTCGTTTCTTGGCCGTAGGGAATTGAATTGTTTCCTGTTAATGGAGTGCCTGAAGCAGAGCAAACATGCAACAGTGCATAAGGGACGCCGCTAGGCAGGGACTGAACCAGTCTTTGTGAATTTTGCCAATAAGCCAACCCCTCAGGTGTTACTACGTTGGGGTTGTTGTCAATGTCAGCATTACTAGAGGCAATTGTTGGATTGACAAGGCTAGACAACCCAGCGAGCTTTGTGAAGCCAAAATCATTTGTATTAGAAGCGCCTCTAACCAAAAGACCCTTGACGGTCAAACTGTTTGTGACCTCTAGGTCAGCAAAGACCGTTGGGAAATCTATTTCAATATCGGGCGAGCCAACATCAGCGACTCCAATAGTTTTTCCTGTTGTTAAATCTTCTAGTCCTCTTGGCGTTACCCTAAAGCCTTCTTCTGTAAAGCCTGAGACATACACCTTCCCTCCACCTGAATTAGTAAAGAAGTAAGTGAACTTGTTTGCCTCAGACAGATCGCCTTGGTACTGAGGCAATGCTTTTGAATACGAACCGTATCCCGCCCATTCATAAGCATGTGAGAACAGTCTGATATTAGTAGGACGCCTGTATTCAACAACCCAAGAGTTAGAGGTTACATTATTATCCCTAGCTGCATCTGTTTGAGGAGAAAGCAAGGTCGTGATTGCGCCACTTGCCAGTCCCAGGTTGGAAAGAAAATAATATAGGCCAAGGTAGTCAACGCCTGATTCTATTTGTGCTAAATAAATAGCGTCACTTGCTGAATTGCCTAAAGTCGTACTTGACTCTGCTTGGGCAGTGTCTTTGTCAAAAATGACGATAGGCTGGGCATTCGTGTAATAGCCTTCTGGTCCAAAATCTTCTTGCATGTGAACATAGGCTTCCTGCCAGTTGCTTGCGTTCCATGCGCCGTAATTGTCACGAGTCGCGAACCAATGCTTGTTTTCGCGGGTAACAATGTCGGACTTTCGGTAGTAAACACTTGAACTAAAAGCAACATCGTTTGTTGGTCGCTTGGAGTACCGCAGCTCTGTTTGTATTGAATTTGAATATGTGCTGCTGGGTTGAGACGCTGCAACAGCTTGTACGCTAGCTGTCCAATCAGTACCGCCTTCTTGTTGAATCACGTAATCCGTGATAGGCACCCTTGTGCTGGAACTAGATGGCGTTGAAACAATTGAGTACCGACGCTCTTCTGGTGTTCTTGTATCCAAAAGTCTTCTTACATAAATGCGCTTGCCAGCAATTGGCGGAAACTTGTTTAGCTCGTCTGCAATGCTTCCGGGGACTACATTTGCTGTTGAGTTGTCAGTTGTGACACCAGCCTTGACTACCAGTTCATCTGGATCGCTGTTGTTCCATGGGACTGCGGCTAGCTGTGCCCGGTAGTCAGGACCGCCCGGATTCTCCACCCACAAGTAATCGTTTTCTTTTAACGAGTATTGGCTGCTGTCTAAGATCGCGGGTTGCGTGTTGTTTGACCGCGCAGCTGTCAAGGCGCTGGTAATCGTTAAAGTTGTCGCAGTGTCAGATTGGGTACTGCTCAATACACCAAGAAAGATCTTTTGTATATTTCCTTCCTTTAAAAATGGGTCTAAAGACCTGCGAACATAGTCAACTGAGAATGGGCCATCATTAGGTGAAGAACTTGACTGAAATCCTTCAGCCAATGCAGCAACTCCACCGAAATTAGAGTTGCTATTTGTTACGGTAATCTGGGAACCCGACTCGGCTGAAAAATGAATAGCTTGTCCAATTGCAAACACACTTACAAGCTGAACAACCGCTTCATTGATTGTTCTTACGTGGACTGAATACCTGCCAGGTTTGAATCTAATGTTGTCAGGGATAGTGTTAATTAGATCTGCGTAATCCGTAACGCTTACCCACGTTCCACCGGAATATTTCTGCCAGCAGGTTAGATCTTTTTGAAGAGATACAGATGTATATTGGGCGACAACAAATGAACGGAAGGAGCCCGATACAGCCGAACCATCGGCCAAGAGGCCACACATCCCAAGTTCGGATCGCAAACTTACATTGTAGACATACGGCGAAGCAGATGCTGTTGTGTCAACCGCTTCGGTAGGAACAGTAGGCTGCGGCCCCACAATCAAATATTCGCTTGTTCTACTAACAGCGAAGGCTGGGTTAATTCCTCCTGTTGCTCCAGATCCATCAAATGCTGTTCTAATTTTTGCATAAAACTCGTCGAGTTGCACCTTGCTGCAAAACTGGAATCCATCAAGCAAATGGTGGCTTGTAGTCGCCCCCAGCTTGTCCATAAATGTGAATCCATAGGCGTAGCAGCCTCCGGTAACCCGAAAAATTGCCTTTCTGTTTGACAGATCGGCTGCTTCGTCTGCCGCCGCTGGAACGAAATCTGGGCGAACAATCGTTTTTCTAAGATCCAGGCTGACAATGCTGCACCCGCGAGGCAAAGGAATGCCACCATCTGTTGGGTTAAACGCTTGCAGCTCTGCATTTGTAGGATCCTTGCCGTCTAGCCATTCCGTAACTGTGGAGCCAGAGCCGTTCAAAACTGTATGAACTCCAGACGCAATGACGATGGTTATTAAGTCGCCGCAGACAGAACCAAGAGTCAAATAATCGCGGCTAGTAATAATCCCTGCTTCGATTACAGCCCGTGACACCGATTTGAAAGGACGGCTGGCCGTATATCCACACTCAAGACGCTGTAAAGATATGCGCTTCATCTTTTGCTCGTAGCTGCCGTCATCAGCAGTCGAGTAATCACCAGACACAAACCGGTCGCTGCCAATATTGCTGTCTACATAGAGCACATACGGGCTATTCAGTGGATCGTTGACAATGCCCGCACCAACCTGAGCCTTGCCACCCAGCTGCCGTATTGAGTCAGTTAAGGCATCAATCTGATTTCTAAAGTCGCCTTGACTTGTGTCGATGTGCCCTACAGATCCAGCTTGGCCAGCGCGGATTATCTGAGTCACGTTTCTAAATTCAGGATGATACCAATAGTTTAATGTCTTCTGTCGTTACGAATTGCACTGTGCCTGCCACGACTTCTGTTGGACGTAGATTTACCGCGCTTGCAGTGACCAAAATATTAGCCTCGTAGTACAAATTCCCTTGTATAGAGCCATTAGTATTGCCACAATTTCCCCCTCGGGCAACCATCCAAAACTGTGCGGTAGCTTCGCATCCTTTTTCAGTCATCATTAGGAGTTGCAACAACGCCAGTCCGTTATCTTCGTTGTCCTCGTAGCATTTCCGGTCAATCAGAAACTCAGCAGAACCACCTCCTGTGACCAACGATTTAACTGCGTTGCCAAATTTTTCAGACACGCTCGTTGTTTCTACGCTGGGCGCGTTTAACTCAAGCGACCATTGAGCCAGGTCACAAAGTTGTTGCCAAAATGGCGCTGGTTCTCTCCCTACATCTCTGGGTAAAATATTTGCGTTGTCGTATGCAAAAGTTTCGTTGTTTAAATTCCCCTGTGGCGTTTGGTAAGCGGGAGCGTCTGCACAGATACTGATTAACGTCACGGTGTCTTGTGCATCGCTGAAGCGGTACTCACCAAGCGAGCTGATACAGCGCCAAACTGCGTTTGCGTAGTCAAAGGATCCGTAAGGTGCGACTGCAATAGTTCCAGCGACTGAAAATAAACTGACTCGGTTGTGAAGAGACCCGGCAAGAGCTGCACACCGATCAAGGTAGAAACTTAAATAACCGAGAGCATCAACATGAATGTAGAAATCTTCAGGAATACAGGGAGGGATAACGTCTCCACCAGACACGTCGCTTTCTCGTGCATAGAACTGCGAATTATCCCCTAGATCGCCATCAGGGTAGGCTTCTGCGGCAGTTTTATAGAACTTGTCAGCATTACTGGTTATGTGCGATCTATTTGGGCCTACAAACCATTTGCTTCTTGAATAGCTTGCGTAACCACTAACCTTCGCCGGAAACGGTCCAGTGGATGTCGGCAAGCAATTAACACTGACACGATCTCCATTCCAATAACCAGGGTCAGAAGCTGTATAAATATCGTTCGCGGCATCCAACGCCGAATCTGAGATTATGAACGGCTCTGGGGCTGCTCGTTTTAGCAGCAGTTTTCCGCCTACACCTAAAACAGCCATTACAAATTACCGTTAGGTTTTCCGTTCACTTGAAAGCTCACAGATACGGCTTGGACTGCACCAACTGAAACGCTTGGGCTGATACTAGTCACGAAGGCGTCACAATCAATACTTGTTCCATCCTGACGGCGAAGCACGAAATCTATAGAGCTATTTGGTTGATCGTTGTCGAAAATAGAGTTGAGCAAAGCCGCTGCCGTCCGGTTGCTTGGGTCATACAAAATAGTCGCAGATCCGGTTGTGCCCCTTAACCCTTCGACGTATGTCCTGTCATAGCTGCCAATTGATGTATCCTCTAAAGCATCTTTTGAAACGCTAAGACTCCACTCTCGGCACTTACCCACAGCAGTGCCGTTAAATCTCAGCTGCCCATCGCTTCCTGTTAAAACTCCCATTAGCTGTCCAGTGTTGCCACCAATGATGCTTCTATTCTAGATCTACCTGGAAATACAGATTGAACACTAGGGACTTGTGCCCACCTCCAATTGAGATAATTCGGGATCTGGTCTTCTGGCCCGTTCATTCCTTCAAACAATGTCGCTGGTAATGTCAAAACTTTTGCCCCGCCTAAGCTGTCGTGCCAGCTCTGCAATACCGCTTCAGTATTCGTGTCATCAAGTAAAAACTCTAGATCTAGGGTTGCATTTGATGCCTTACTGCCATACAGCCGTGTTGTTCCCGCGCCGCTAATACTGTCAAAACGCTTGGTGGGATATTCGCCTGGGGTAAAACTGCGCCGTGTCGGACTTACTGCTGGAAAATTAATCATGGCTGCGTCCCCTCGATTAAGAAATTGCTGTCGCCAAATTCGGCCACCATTTGCGAATAACCACTGTCAGCAGTTGGATAGTAAGTCGCTACGACCTCTATGTTACCGTCTTCGTCAAATGACAGCGATTGAGTTTTATAGCTCTGAACATTGCTGATTGAATTTTTTAAACAGAACACGGCAGACTTTTGAGTGCATTTGCCGTTGGTGATTGTTAGCGGTATCTCTTGAATTACATTGCCTTCCCCATTCCACAGGAGTACATCGTAAGTACCGTCTGCAATTTCGGGCCATGACGTTACTGTCCCATCATCAGCAATAGCGCCGTTTTGTGGCTGGTTGTAGCTGATGGTTTCTATACCTAGCTTGAATACAGAGCCAATATCCAAGGCAGCCTCTGTTGGCGTGGTTTTAAAAGTCACGCTGTGCGTCACAAGTCGCCGCGTCAAACATTCCCACTTGGCGCGATCTATAGCATGACGCTGGCTGGTGCAGTAATCACTTAAATCAATCTTTTCCAGCGGAGCATCTTCAGGTGTATCAATTTCCCTGACGGTTACTTCCCGCGAAACCGGGAAAAGCCCCTTGCTGACAGTGCCGCTTGTTTCTCGCTCTTCACGCCAAACAACCGAAATCCGTGGCGGTATCCGGTCTTGATCGTCAGAGAATGACAGAGAGAAAGAATCATCGAGAATATTGCCACTCGTAAACAACTGCGTAATCGGCTCAGGAGCGTCGAAGCTAGCTACAGGCTCCAGCGCAAACTTGCCATTGCGAATTACAAGGTCAAGTAAATAATTCGCAGCTGTCTGCGCTCCCCATGACCTGATATTGATCTTGTCACTGACCGCGCCATCAAAGAAATATCGGCGGTTGTAAGTAAATGCGGACGCAGCGGCAAAACTAGCCTGATCAACTTGAGCAGAACTTAAAACCTGCCCGGTCCCGTACCTATCATTTGTCAACAGGTCAAGCAGCACTTCGGGGAAACTTGACGTGTCATTAATACCACTGTTTACATAAACGCTAAATTGATTCAATGTTTTAATCTCTTTACTACTGCGAATATTCATGCCAACAATCGCCAAGTCTTCGTAATTTGGCTCACTTGCGTTGGCGGTAATAGTGTTAATATGAACAACCGAATGCTCTGGCTGATTAGTGCTAGCGGTAATGCCGTCATAAATAAAACTTTCTGCCAAACGTGCGTAAGCGTCTCCGTAAAAATTGCCATCATCAAAGCCAGTTCCTAGATCTTTCTTTGCTACAGCAGAAACATCAATTGAAAATACTTGGCTAATAGGAACTGCTGCAACTGGAGGTGTGGCTGTCGGATCGCCTTGCTGAACAAGACCTGGAACACTGTTTGGGTCACGGATTTGTAAGGTGTCGCCAACCTGAAACAAGCTGCCGCTATCAGTGAGCGTAAAACTTGAAATGCTGCCCCCAGTTGGATCAGGTATTTGTGCCGGTGGAGGTGAAGGGTTTGTGACATCAGGAACTGTCACCACAATCGTGGCTTGTGCGTTTCGACCAGAACCAGTCGTCGCGTCCAGAATTACGTTGTACGTTCCAGCCTGGTAACCTTTGCCGACGGTCATTCCCGCTGTGTTCACACTAGAAATCTTCGTCTCTAGTGGCGAAAGGCTTTGAATCGCAAATGTGCTTTGGCTACGTGCTACTTGCTCGCCGGTATATCTGACAGTGACGCTGCCACTCGTCACAGTCCGAAGACTGCCTAAATGTGGATCTAATACCTCAAGATCGCCCGTTGCAATATCGTTTCTTACTTCCCAGCCACTTACTGGTGTCATGCGGATCTCCCAGCGACGAACGTCAGGAAACTCAAAACGTAAATAGTTATACACTGCAACGCCTGTCGTGCTTCGTACTCCAAACAGCTGGGTCAGGTCGGTATATGCGTCATTAGATCCTGCAATGCGATAACTCACTCGGAAAAATGAATAGCGCGTTTCAAAAGTGCTGTATTGGCCGCTGGTGAAATTAGTTAGGTTTGCATCACCAATGTCTTTGCCGTTGTCTTTGTCGCAAGCGTCATAATCAATCCGCTCATAACCTCTCGCGTCTTTGAAATTGCACAGCCCTGAGATGCTGATTTGCAGACTGCTTCGTATTCCAACTTCTACAATTCGCCCTTGCCGTTCAGTTGAAAAAATTGCTTCCGCTGCCTGCATAAGGTGGCTACCTTGAGTTGCATTAACACCACCAAACGCCTGTACCGTTGAGTCAGACCACAGGTTCGCTTGCCCAGCTCGAATGACCTCAAAAGTTGCTGTGGTTGTCACCCCGTTTCCAACGGGCTCATTGTCCGCGTCTGACACAAAAACGTCAGCTGATCGAGATTTGCAAATTGCTAATGCGCTACCAATTCGGTACAAGTCGCCATAGTTAATCTGTTCGTCATTGGATCGTTGACGAGAAGCGACGGCTTGGCCTACGTCGCCACAACTGACTTCGCCGTCATCACCATAAGTAAACAATCGCTCAACATCCGTGCTTTTATAAATCACTACTTCTACGTCACTGCCTACCGCCAACGTTTGCAATCCTTCTGTTCCTGTGGTGATAGCTCCAGCCCGACCAGGAAACTTGTAGTCCTGCTTTTGGCGTTCAGCTACTTGCTGATCATCAGTAGCGCAATTTAATTCACCGTCAGCCCTAGTTTCAGCTTTTCTGGCTGTACGAAATACCGGGTTGACCCTGTATAGGAAGTTATTCCCGATAAACCCATAAAGGCCAAACGTCGTCTGGTTGCTTGGGGTGGAAACGTAGCAGAAATCTGTTTTCCAATCGTTGTTTACACCACGAACCTGAAACACATCACCGCCGCCATCATTTTCGGCATTACCTGTATCGTTTGCAGCGAGTTGGCCAGCAATACGATCAGAAGACTTAAGACGCCCACCATCGGGGCTTGAGTAAATTGTTATACGTCCAAAATCACTGTTAAGGTCGTATCCGTTAATAAGGTTGTTGCCAATTGCAAACTGTTCGGCGTCTAGGTTTGTGATACTGGCCTCACCTATCAAGAACACTGCTCTTAATAATTGACCACCACCGATGCTGTAAATTTGCGACCAAATCAAATTGGTATTAACCCGAATCCCTCCATAAGCAATTCCACTAATAAATTGCCTTTTTGCATAAACAAGCGGCACAACAGAGCCCAGCTCAACCACGTTCTGAACAGAATCAAAACCGCTTTTTGGTGTGAAGCGTGATCCATTGACTAGGTTCTGTCCCTGAACTGTATTGACATCTAGGTTTTGCGCTTCTGGTGCCTTTGGCTTTGGAGCCAACAATGTCGCTAGGTAAGTCAGGGCAATGCCAATGACTAACTGAATTAAAAATGTTCCAATAAATGCTGTTGGCTCCCCAGGTCGCAACTTTGAATGCAGAATCGCTTGCCGCATAAAAAAGCGGTAATCCTTTTCGCTCATCCCCGTGAGCTGCATGATCTGTCGATCCTGCGGCAGTAAAGCAATTTGGCGATTTGGAGTCAGCATTATTGGAGGTTTATATTGCCTGTAGAGGGAAGACTCCCGACAAGAGCTTGTGTCAACAGTCTGCGTGGTGCGTTTTGACTTACAGCATCTAATGGACTGCCAAGCCGAACAGATAGGCGGCTTGAGTCATGTTCTAGACCTGTAACTGCATACACTTCTTCTCCGTAAGTGTTCCCTTCATCCAACGTATCAGGGTCAAGCCATACCGTGCGTATTTGAATTAACCATCGCTTTTGGGCTGCTTGCTGAAAAACTAATAGGTCAAGCTGATTTACAGCAAAGACAAGGCTTGCACTGATGTTTCCAGCTTGCAAGTCAACCGTTCCACCGCTAAACCCGAATGCACCAAAGATGTAACTTTCGCCATTATAAGTTCTTGTTTCGCCGTGATGAAAATTCTGGAATCCATATCCGGCTGAAGCGCCAGCGTGATCCAGCAGCTTTATGTAGGTTCCAATTGCAATAGTCATCTGATTCCCACCTGTGCGCGAGTGGCAGGACGGTTGCGAAGATCACTCAGAACTTTTGCTTGTGCATCGCGAGCTGTCGATTTCATGCCCTGCGAAAACTGCTCGACGGTGACATATTCAACGTTATTGATAACAGTAGTTTCAGCCCTGACATCAATTGGATTGCTATTAATGGAAGCGATACGCTCACGTTCCATCACTCTTTCTTTAGTGTAAGACGTTGAGATTCCAATAGATTCAGCATTTTCAGCAAAAGCGTCATTAGAGCTATTTTTTGCGCCGCCCATAGCGTTTCGTGCGGCCCCAAAGGCATCCTCATTAGAAATTACTGTGCCTGCGGTATCTGGCACAAATAGTTCTGGCCCACGCTCACCGATAATTGAAGGTTTATTCAATGGAGGTCTCCCCCCGTCAGCAAAATTCAATAAGTCGCCAATGCCTGCATTCAAACCCTTGAATGCAAAGCTAATAAATAAATTAGCAAGTTGGCCAGTAATGTCACTAAGAATATCTCCCCAGCTTTTAGTCCCGTCAATTAAACCTTTAATTCCGTTTTGAAGGCTATTGGTGATAATGTCAACGGATCCTTTTAGCAGCTGCTGTGTAGTCGTAAGCTCTTCATTTAATTTTTTATCAGTTTTGGCAGCCTCAGCAAAGAAGCCAGGGAAATCACTTGCTGATTCCACTAATGCTTTTCTGTCTTTTTGTTGTTTTCTTAATTCCGCAAGCTTGATCAAATCTTCTTGCTCTGGGACTGAGAGTGTAGTTAGGGCCAGAATCTCTTTTTTTTGGTCTATGAAGTCAAAACCGTTTTGTAATCTCTGCTTGTCCAGCTTGCTTAGTTCCGTACCATCATCTTTCAGTTGTGAATTTAATTGAATTTGCCTCGTTAAAGTTTCTGCGATTTTCCTTGCGGATTTTTGCTGTTGAGCTGCTAGTTTTTCTTGTTCTTTTTTCTTTTTATCTAACTTGTTTTGAGCTTTTGTTTTTGTTGCTTTTTTTGTTTCGTCATTGCCTACAACATCCCCAATATCAAATTGCTCATCTTTGGGCGTGTCCGGTGTCGTTACTGATTTTGTATTATTTTTTTTGGTTCCTGGCACAGGGATTCCAGTGCCTTTAAAAGCTTTTTTCGCTGCTTCAACCGCTCGGTTCAAGCCTGCCATCAGGTCTATGTTAAAAGCTTTCTTAAAGAAATCATTTAATCCTCCTAGTACCTGTTTTGCTACCCGTGCAATTTTATTCATCAATGATGACCAAACACCACTGATCCAGGTAGCTGCATCCCCAAAGGCTTTCATCATCCCATTGGTTGTCTGGTTCGTTATATCGCCAATCGATTGAGTGCCTTCATTAACATTGCCTGTTAATGCGTTCCAGATATTAGAAACTACATTTTTAGCGTTACTGAAAAAGTTTTTAATGTCCTCTAAGGTTTCAGCACCTTTCTGTTTGATTATGTCCCATCCAAAGTTAAGGATCTTTACAAGTATGTTCCATCCATCGCTGAGGAACTTTGTAAATCCAACCCACTGTTTACCGACAACTCTGAAAAACTCCTTCCATCCCTTGATGTAGTTATCAATCATCACCCCGGCAAATGCGCCGATAGCTTTGATTATCTTTATCGTTTCCCCGCCCCAATATTTAAACTCATTGCCTATTGCGTTAACTAACTCTTTGAATGGTTCAAATTTGTTGTATAGCAGGACAGCACCCGCAATCAATGCAACAACAGCTAATACCGCTAACTGGATTGGCCCGATGATTACACTCCATGCTGCACCGAGAAGGGTTGTAGCCGCAGCCCATAACGTTGTTGCACCAGTAGCAGCAAGGATGGCTAACTTCATTGCGCCAATAGCAGCAGCTGCCAGACCAAGCCCAACGCCTGCCGCAACAATTAATCCCAGACCAATCACTACATTTTTGATTGGCCCCGGCAACTGTAGGAATGCAGCCAGCATGTTATTGATTGGAACAAGAATTGCCCCAATTGCTGGCTTTAGTTGCTCGAAAACCGCAACGCCTACATCTTTTCTCAGGTTCTCATTTCTTGTGCTGAGTGTTGAATAAGCACTCGCTAGATTTTTTACAGCTTTTTCAGCCACACCAGAGGCTTCGGCTTGGTTCCCTACTAGCTCTTTGAATTTCTCAAAGTTGTTCAGCAGTGGTCCTAATGCCTTGAATGCTTCTGATCCGAATAGCTTGATTTTGTCTTGACTGCTTGTAACTTTTTGCAGTTTTTCTAGTGTTCCAACTAGCCCATCAGCTTTAATAGTTGCTGCGTTGACGGTTATTTTGTATTTGTCTAGAATTGTTTCACCTTCTTTAGTAGGAGCGGCCAGTTTGTTTAATGCTGAATTTAAGCCTGATGTTGCAACTTCGGCATTCTGGCCTTGAAGCGTGATCCCTGCAATCGCTGCATTGACTTCCGCAAAACCAACCCCCAATGTTGCAGCGGTAGGAATAACTTTGCCTAATGCGGCGCCGTATTCATTGATTGTCAGTTTGCCATCATTCTGCGTTTGCACCAACTGATCGGTCAGTAAAGCGGCTTTATCTGCTTCCAATCCGTAGGCGTTAATCACTGTTGTCAGCGCATCCACAGCCGTTGTCTGGTCAGTAAATCCTGCGGTTGTTAATGCAACTGATGATTCCAATACTTTTTCAATGTTTTCCGCGCCCGATACGCCAGCAGATAACAATTGATAACTTGCAGCCGTTGCTTCAATCCTGTTTGTCAGGCCCCCAGAAGCTTCACTGACTTTTTGGATTGACGCTTGTACGTCGTTGAATCCTGCTGCACCCGTCAGCGTTTTTACTGAGCCTTCAGCTGCTGAAAACTCTTTGCCTAGTTCTAAAACATCCCCCGTGATTCTTTTGAGCACTGCCCCAGCGCCAAGCACGGCAATCGCACCAGTCAGCCCTTGAACCGCTGTTGTCCCTCCTTTGAGATTCGCCTCAAACTTGGTTATCTCTCTTGATACTGCTTTGAATTTCGCTGAAGACTTATCAAGCCCGGTCTGTATTCCTTTTAGTTTGTTTATGTATTCCGTTTGTGCGCTGATCGTGTTCTTGATCGTTGCGCTTTCGTCCTTTAATTCTTTCTCAAATTTCTCTAGCTCTCTAGTTGTAGCTGCTACTTCCTTGTCTACTTTTTTGAAATTGCCAGTAAGGCTTTTCAGCGACTGAAGCGCTTGCTGCACTTGCAGCGTAAGACTGACTGAATACTGGCTCATGTGTCTAGGTTACCGACGCCGTTTCTTTGCTTTTTCCATGGCGGCATCTTCCTCCTCTTTCCTTAAGGTATAAAATGCAGACCAGATAGCTAGTTCTTGTGGAGTTAATCTTTCTTGGATTTCTCCCAGTGTGTAGCCTAATTTTTCAGCTACTAATAATTGAAGCGTTAGCTCCCCGTCTTTCTTGAGTTGTTCGACGATTTTTTTTGAGATAGGTCTACCTCTACTTCTGTTTCTACGCCGTCTTCATTAACTTCAGTAATTGTCTCTCTAAACACCTCCACTACAAGTTTGCTCATCAACGTTTCTGGGAAGCAGTTTTTAAGCTCAGCAAAATCAGCCAGTATAAATCTTTTGTTACCTGCTTCATCTTCTGCTTTTATGATCAGGACGTTTAAGGCAACACTGATTGGATCTTCTGAGTTTTTGCCTGCTAAACGTGTTGCGCGTTCACGTTGTGCAAGCGTAAGCGGTGTCATCCACCACACAAATTCCTGTCCATTATCCAGCTCAATAGATCGTCGTGTCCGCTTCATTGAAACGGCATTCTTCAGCTCTTGTAAACCGTTCATCCAGAATTATCCTTTCATCCAATGCTAGCTAGCCGTCAACCCAAAAAAAAGAGCTTGGTCTCACCCAAGCTCACTTCACTCCCTTTGCTTACTCTAGCTAGCCCTTAAGTCAATGCCGTATAGAACATGTGACTTGGTGCTCCTGCTAGTGAGAAGCTAATCGTTGCTGTCAACGCATCAGCCGTACTGGCATTAACGCTGAAACCGTTCAAGACAACAGGAGCTTGAACAAACATTGATGCAGCGTCATCAGCCCCAGGGTTGCTTGGATCATCAACATAATTCAGATAGAGCTTTACTTCCGCCCCGTTCTGATCTGCAAGAAGCGTTGAATAAATCAACCTATTTGCTGTTGATGTCTGATCAGGAGTAAACAGCACTGTCATGCTGCCCGTTCCTTCTGCCGGGCCTGGAATCGTTTCTTTGAAGTTCGCAAACTTTGATGCCGCTCCCTCTGTGCAAGGAATCGTGGTTACATCGATGGATTCCCTGGAGAAATCAATGTCCCACTCGACGACAGAACAGACAACATCAAAATCCGCGTAAGAGATATTGATGTGTGTGCCAGTTGTGTTTGCAGATCCGGTGCCCCCTCTTACGGTTACCGAAATCGCTGCACCTCCTTTCGTTGTTGCGAGCTTCAGGATTGCAGTGCCTGAACCGCCCCCTACAACGTAATAGGTGGTCCCAAAAACATAGGCTGTGCCTGCTGCATTTTCTGCCAGTGTTGAGCCGCCGACATCCGTAAACTTGACAGCATCACCGATCTGAAAATCATTGTTCCCCGGAACTACGATTGAATCGCCAAGAGGGAAATCCTCAAAATCTTTTAAGCAAAAAGTGGAGCCGGGTGGCTTGAACATCACTCTGCCGCTGTTTCCACTCAGCGCAGAGTTATTGCATTGGATTGGCACTTGGAAACCCCTTGGGGCTAAAGATCAGTTTTCGCAATCCCGTTAGAGCGGCACAGGATAACTAGACAGACGCCGTCCGTATTCTCTCAATTCTATTTGGCTGTAAAGTTTTTAAGCCTGGTGGCACCTATACAAACCGGCTTCCGCTGGAATATGCAGTCAATGTTGCGGTGAGATTATGGGTCGCGAAATCTGTACTTGTTTCAGTGCCTGCTGACCGAGGCCCACTTGGCTCCGTTATTCGATAACACGGGCGATTTGTTCCGCTAATTAGGTCGGGAAGCTTGGCCCATACGGGAATAATGTCTCGCACCCTTGTCATCAACTCAAGCCCTTTCTTTGTTCCCTGGTTTGACGGTGTGTAAGCAAAGAAAGTCAAGACTCCTTCAACCTCTGCGTTGCTTCCCTGTGTGTCGCTACAAGGAATCGTGTTGTTTGTAGTCGCTCCCCAGCTAATTATTACGCGCACGGCTCCACCTTCTGGGATCGTCTGCATCACGTTTTCAAACAAGACAGGGCAGGCGACCCCTAATTCAATCCAAGCCGAGGGATCAAAGACTGCTGCTAGCTGTTCGGCGGGGTTGATGTAGACCTTCTTATCTTTAGCAACTGCCGTGTACGGTTCATAGTTCAGACCAGCATCAAAAGATGGCGGGTTGAATAGACGATTGATCTGAGTTTCAATGTCCGCTCTGATTGCATTTGGTGAGAAGGTAGTCATTACAAATCAATGTTTTTGTTTAGTGCTTCATCTAAATACTTTCCATTCTCCCAGCGTTGGCCGATTCTTTTATACCAATCTAAGCTGACCTTTTTTGACCAGCCTTCCTCGCAAAGACGTTCTGCATACGGAAGATTATTGATCACGATGTGATTTGCCAATCCATCCACGGAATCAGCCCTTAATTCAGCTGGCGCGGGAACTTTTGAACCCTTTTGGACTTCAGGTGCGACTCTGTCCGTTGTTGGGAGACCACTTCTTGATTGAGCGTGAAACCACGAAGCTCGAAATCGTCCTGAATCAACAGGACTTCCATCTTTCAAATCAGTGTCTAACTGAGCGACTGATTCTTGAATGCTAAGTTCCAGAGCATTTTCCAGACCTTCTGGAATTGCTTTAAACGCCTCGCTCAATCCTTTGAACATTGTCATTAGGGTTGCACCATCCGTTGGCTCGCTCCAGTCTCAATACAGTCAAGTGTCAATAATGCGCCGGTTGTATATCCAAATGCTTCGCCCGGTGCATAGATTCTTACTGTTGCTTGGTTGGTCCCTGAGCTTTCAGCTTTTTGTACTGTAATGTTTTCTGGGTAAATTTTTACTGAAATTACTTTCTGGTTTGCGCTTGAGTTCGTACTCTCTCCAGTTGCTGGATCGTAGGCATCTGAAGAGCGCAAATAAAAAGCTGCTGTTGTCCCAAACAAATTAAGAATCTCTGTTGGCAAAGGCATTAAAGCTTCTCGCAAAATGCCTTCACCTGTATCAGCTATTAGGTTGGATAAAATCTGCACTGATCGGCCTTGAAAGGTGATCCGCTCAACGTTGTCTATTGATATTGTCATTCACTCCACCCCCGTGAATATCTGGGGTAAACCTTGCCTTCTTGGATCCTGTATCTCCCAGGGATTTGCCATGGCAATCTTCCTCCTGCTCTAGCGACGCTTTGCCTTGTGACAAACGATTGGCCTAGACCGCTATTTCCTGCGTTGCTTTGCAGCCACTGAGAAAGCATTGACTGGACATAACTTGGTAGAGCATCCCAGCCCCATTTGTCTCCTGAAGATTCGCCGTCTTTCAGTTGAACATTAATAGGGCCAAGAGTTACAGAGGAGAATGGTTCCAAGGCCGTAACGGCACCCCCTCCACCGCTTCCTGCGGCTCCGCTGTTTGATCCTGACCCTCCACCTCCTCCGATCGAGCCGATTGATCCTTCTCCTGCTGCCAAGGACGCGGCCAGGTAGCTCGTCGCTGATTTGACATGAAAGGGAATCGCGGAGCAAGTAGCCATTTCGCAAGTGCAATCAGAGACATTGCGCGGCCATGAAAGAGACTGTTTACAGCTACACTTTGTGCCTTTCCAATCAAGCGGAGTAATCACTGAACTGGCAAGGTTCAGCGACCGTTTCTTGTCGTTATTGCTCAGGCCAGACCAGCCAACCAATCCTGACGATTGCAGGTTGGTTTGCAGGATCATCTCTGCTTCTTCCAAACACACGTAAGAGGTTGCCTGAACACCGCCTAACGTGCAATCAAAGAAAGGAACGCTGGTTGTTACAGGCCCTAGAACAGCTGTTGTAAAGGTGATCGTTTCTGGTGATCCAGCTGAATCTGTAAACGCATTTACGAACCGGAAACTAAGCCCATCATCAGCTGAAGTAATAGCTACAGGTGAAACGGTTGCTTGCTCCGTCCAGGTAACCCCATCAGATGATTCTTGAATCGAAAAAACGGTTTGGATATATGGCGCAACGCCACCACTGACCACACCTGCTGTGGCTACTAGATCAGCGCCAAGCTGTGCTGCCCCTGTAAGTGTTGGTGCTGTGTCAAACGTCAGCGTCATTGCTTACCTCTTTGGGTGAGTTTGTTTCAGCTTTTGGCTGAGATTTCAACGTTTTTGATTTGCGTGATTTAGACGGAACTGTGGGCGCTGGTTCTGAATTGCGAAGCTCACACTTCGGTTCTTGGATCACTGGCTTTGGATCCAATTTTGGGTTTTTGTAATCTTCGCTAAATGCAAAAAGACCCATTGACTTAGCCGCTGTTAGCTTGATTTTATCGGGTTTAAAATGAATGGGTCAGATCAAGCGTTAGGCCATCGCGTATTTTCTCGCTGTTGTTGGTGATTTGACGCCGATGATCGCGGCAATTGCTTTGAATGTGTGGCCGGATTTTCTGAGTCGTTGGGCTCTCTGTTGCTTGGACTCTGTAAGCCAGAGGAGCACCATCACAGGAATGGTAAGTAGAGCCAAGACCGTGGCCACCAAGCAGGTGATTGAAGTCATTGGTTTGAAAGATTTTTTGGGGATCCCCGCAGCGGTGTGCGGCTGATCACTCTGCAATCTTACCACCAATAGCTAAAAATGGCAACGCTCAACGCTTGGAGCGTGTCCTTCCGCTGTGAGATTGTCGCATTCGCTCAACCCGATACTCACCAAAAACATGCAACCACCACAGCTCTCGGTCTTCTCCAGAACAAGCCTCTTTTGCTGATTCAGGCTGGCCAAAGTTTTCCACATATTGATCTTTCAGCTTTTTTAGATGTGCTGGATCATCCCCTTGCATCTCTTCCATTCGTTCCAATAAATACTTGGTCAGCCCAATGGTGCGCTGGCTCATTGAGCGTCTTCCCAGGCTTTTAGGTTCGGTATCTCACCGCTATAAATCCGTCTGAGCCGTGCTTCAGCGTCTGCTGTGAGGTGCATCGAGCTGACATTCATGCACTTTGCGTCAACACAAACTTTGATCGTGTCGTCACTATTTGTGGTCATCGTGACTTGTCGGTCAGCCATAACAAAAGGGGGCCTTAGCCCCCATACGCTAGCTAGCTAATGGCTAGATGAATCACAAAATGCCGCGAAGCGCAGTCATCTTGATATTTCGTGGGTCAACGAAAACATTGCTCCAGTTGCCTACGGTCTCGAACTCAGAATTGGTTGGGCTGTTGCCAGCAGCAGTGCCAGTCCAGCTGAGACCCACTGGGTGAAGCAGGTATTCCTTGCGGTTTACCAAGACTTCGATGCCTTTAAGGATGTCCCGGTCGGTTTCGACGGGAGTCTTAGGGGCAATCTCCGAATACACCATTGCTCCAGGTGCAAAGAGGTAGACGGTGTGAACATCAGCGCCGCCAGTGCCACCGCCGATAAGGTCGCCGCTTGGTGCCAGACCGTCATCAACGACAACGGGACGGCCAAGGTAGGTGCCAAATTCTGCGCGTTCAGCAGAAATGCGGGTGTCAATCTGAGAAGCACCAACAGGACTTCCACCGGGAACGATCAAATCTTTTTTGATCAAGGCGTAATACGTGGTGGAATCCATCGCGACAGCGGACAGATCCTGACCTGAATCGCCAAGTTTCGCGATAGCGTCGATCATGGTCTCACCATTGATCACACCAGAACCGCCGCCTGTCAGGTGGGTAGAAGCAAGCGCTCCCCCGCCAGCAACAGGACCAAACAAACCTTTCAGAATGCTGATCAACACGGTTTGTGTATCGCGGACCCAGTATTCGCCAGTGCGAATTGCAATGGCTTGCATTGGGTCGTCACCGGCAAGTTCAGCTGCCAGATCAGAAGACTGCCATGCACGACCGCGAAGATTGCGGACACCTACTTGAGTATTACCGCCAAGATTCGTAGCGGAAAGACCTGTCACGTCAGACAGGATTTCGGATCCTCCTGAGAGATCGCTGAAATGAGGAATTGAGATGGTACGGCCACCTTTCGCAAACTCTGCGCTAATTGCAGCGTTCTGAGCGATGATGCCGGATCTGAAAAAGCCTGATTTTGACTGGTTTAGTTCCTGCTGATAAGCAAGAAAAAGTTCAGGGATGAATGGAACGTTTGCAAGAAGCATCGCTCTTAAAAGTAGTGTGACGGGGTGGAACGCCGTTCCGATTTGTTTTTGGTAACGACGCCGTCGTGCCCATGGTTTGCTCTTGAAAAAGTTTACCGTTTAAAAGTTTCACTTGATCATTAGTGCAAATTTTGCATCGAGTTTCCCCACAGATCTTGCTTCACCCACTAACCGGCGAGCTTTGTCTGGATTTTTTTGATAAATGATTGCTGCTTGGGTCACATTTAATTGATCAGTGCGGAAAGGATTTACGCCAGAACCCTGCCCTCCAGAACTTGTTCTTGCCCCTGTGCCTGCTCCGGTAACTCCCGTTGCTTGGAACATGTAAGAAAAGCTGTCGTCATCGCGGAATGCGTTGACAACATCAGCCAAAGGCTTTGGATCGTAATCAGGTCCACCAACAACAGATCCTTCATCTGTTAGGTCAACTTTGTATTTTGAGTCAAGCGCCATCAAGCGAAAAGCGTGGCTTGGATTTGCAGCACCGGCTTTTTGCAGAGCATCGACGACGACTCTTTCGATCCGATCCGACCTGTTTTTAGCAATTGCCTGTGATTTTTCTTCTTCCGCAATGCGGTTTTGCTCTTGCAGTTTCTCCATTGCTTTTTTAAGCCGCTTCATCTCTGCTTCCATCAACGGATCAGGACCGGGCGCGGTTTTCACCGGATCTTGATCATCAGTGGATGAAGTTTCGCCAGAAGCCTCACTATTGATATTCAAGAGCTTTTCAGCGAGCAACGATTCTGCCTCCTCATCTTCATGGCTAATGCCAACGGCGTTCAGAAGCTTATTGATGCGCTTCAATCGCTTGGTTTCGTCAAGGGCTTCTGTCCGTTTGCTTTCAAGCTTTGAAACGCTGTTGCTAAGCCGTGAGTTTTCTTCTTTCAGTTTTGCAATCACTGATTGCACTTCGCCCGGATCGATCTCATCTAGCGCCGCCTTGCTGGGATCGTCACTCATTTGAATTTCAGTGTTTAGTTAATACCAATATTAACTAGGGCGCAAGTGTGCAATGGCTAGCTAGTTTATGGTATGGTCAGTTAGCCGACGCCACTCCCCAATGACACCCGCAAACGCCCCTATTGATTTCCTGTCTTCCTGGTTTGAGCCAACCTCCATCACAAGCCCTGAAGCTGACCCCAAAGAGACTGTTTACCTCCATTGGGTTTGCGATGACGGGACTGACGATTATTTCCGAGCTGACTCCACGAACGATCAACAGTCGCTAGTCCAAGCCATTGAGGAAGCTTTGGCTTCTGACCAGCACTACACAATCACTCGTGAGGTTGAGCTTTGCTGATTAACCATTGCTAGCTAGCTTTTTTTTCAGTATTACTCAGTCATGGACCTTCTCTCCGAACTTCCACTTTTTAACCACCCAACGGCCCCTTATGTACGTGGTAGCGAAACCTCGCGGGAAGCAGCCGATTCAATCAAGCCACACGCAAACACGCTTTGCCGCAAAATTTTGGATTCGATCGTTCTTTCGACTTCTGGCCTTACTTGTGATGAAGCCGAGCGTCACCTTCAACTCAGTCACCAAACATGCTCGGCCCGATTCCGAGACCTGAGTAGCTGTCAGCCCCCCTTGATCAGGAAGGCTTTTAATCCTGATGGCACCTTGCTTAAGCGTCCTACAAGGTCAGGACGGAAAGCCCAAGTTTTTATAGCAAGCCTTCAATAGCAATGTCGATTTCGCTGTCGCCCGAAGACCGAGAATTTTTGGAGTATTGCTACGCCGAGTGGTCAAAAGAAACAGGCCACGGCATCACCAGCAAAACAGCGTTGAAAGCTTTATCAGACCAGACTCTGATCGGCCTGATCGACCACGAAATACCAACGGCGATTCAGCTATGTAGAGACGGCGGTTTCGCGGTGATCTGCAAAATAATTGAACGTACCGGCGACCCATACGCAGAAGTGCCGGTTTTGAGCCTCCTGTAATTTGCCTGGTTGTCATTGCTAGCTAGCAGTGGTATGTTTATTTAGTCACCAACCACCACACGATGACAGCAATTCTTTCTAAGCCTCAAGCAATTCACAGCCGCGCCAGATTTGGCGATCACTCTGTCTTTGTTGAGTGTGTAGCCACCCAAAACAGTGGAGGGATGCACGGCTTCTGGGTAGACCTTGAGCTGATCAATACGACCGATGACTGGGAAGCAGTAACCAAGTTTCTGTTTTCCACGTCTAATCAGCCAAACGCTGAGGAATACAAGATCACTGATCACCAGATTCCACAGTTTGTTTCCCTTACTGATATTTGCACGATGATTTGGTTCGTCCAGATCAGCTCTTCGATTGACAGTAAACAACGTGACGTTTATTGGGCTTATTGCACCCATACCAACAATGTCGCTAGCGCCAGTGAATTTGAGGCTGCTTTCCAAGGCGTCTACAACGATGAAGCTGATTTCTGCTACGAGCAAGCCAAAAATTCTGGCTCAAATGATGGACGATATTCGGACTACATAGATTGGGAACGTGTCTGGAAAGGTGAGTTCAATTGCAACGGTTATTGGGCTGAGGATGTTTTTGGTGGAGTTGCTATCTTCGTAGGAGTAGGCAAATGATCAAATTATTATTCATTGCCGTTTGCATCATCACTTGCTGCTTAGGGAACGAATTTCCCAGTGCTACTTATTCCAATGTTGATGCCCCATATCGTCACCGAATTGACCTTGCGGAAAAACTCCGATGAGGGAACAGCTTCGGGATCTTGAGGGCCAGCTTGTCTATGTACTAGGCAGGCCCACCGGAGCTAAGACCAGCGGGGAGAACCGCGACGTTTGCATCAAGAATGCAACTGTTGTCCCTTGGGACGCTGATGCCGCAATCGTTGACTCGGAAGGCATCAAGTGCGACCACCTATGGATTCGAGCCCATAGCCAGACTCGCACTTCGATGTATCAAAACTCGATTGTCGTTAGTCGCGTTGGTTTTTATACCCGAAAAGATGGATCGTTAGACATTGGCTGTCAAAGCATTGCGCGTCTTTACAACGCTGATATTTCGCTATCTCGTTTGAATAGCGCCATGCGTCAACGTATATCGCAGCAGGAAGCGCTGACTCGATCTGCTGGGATTTTGCTTGAAATAGATTACATTCTTAAATCTCACGGCAAAATGTTTGAAGGTAACCCCGTATATGCCTATAGCGAATATCTGTCTATCACCGACATAAAAAAGCAAGTCGAGCAATTTCAAAAAACCGTCAACTTGCTTCAAGCTCGGATCTTTCTTGACAGCGTTCCTAAAGCTTCTAAACCAGAACCTGGATCTGCTCTGTTTTTGGACAGGAAACCTGTTTATTTAAGTCCATTTGCCTCATCTGTTGATCGCCTTCTTGAGGGTTAAATGTCCAGACAGAATCCGACTAAGCCCATTACTGAGGTTGAATGGTTGCTAGTGCAAAACAACGCAAAAACGCGAGCATTTGCAGCGATAGAAAGCGGCGATGATAAGAGACTTACAGCTCTTGAACGTGCTTACTATGTTAAGTTTCTAAATCTTGCTTCCCCACCCGGTCACCTTAAAACAAATGCGTAAGCGTTCAGCACAAAGAGATTTTATTACCTGCCCTAAGTGCGGCAGCAATAACGTCCAATGTGTTTTGACAGTGCCAGTGTTGAATGACCCTGATTTCAACGTTGCGCGTCGGCGTCACTGCAAAAAATGCCGTCATCGTTGGTATTCAGCTCAGAAGCCAGAACAGCTTTGCCACGTTCAGTATTTAACGCATTTAGACGGGACGCAATCAGTTTCCGTAGTTCCTCTTACTAGCTAGCTGTGGTAGTATCTAGGGAGATGCAACCACCACGTCATGCACAGCCAACTTCGCCCCTCCCTAAACGCCACCCGGACGCCAGACGAGAAAGCAGCGTTTAAAGCTGCCAATCTGACCGCCGCTAGGCGAACCGTATTCATTCCAAGAGTTCGCACTCCTGAGACCATGCCTGCGCCCAAGGGCAAAACATTCACCATTGCTTGGCAAACCAGCTTGGGTTGCTTTGGCTGGTCAAAGTTCGTTGGCTGTCGCGATATGGAAGAAGCCGTTGAGTGCTTCAACGCCTCCCGTCGCAATGGTGGGAACGTTCCCTTCGACGCCTGCATTGACGTGATCAAACCTGCCTGAGAAGAAAAGATGAACGTCAACAAAATGGACAAGCTTCTGGCAATGACTGCCAGCAGTCAGGTAGAGGAAGCGCGAACAGCAGCTTTTCTGTTGTGCAAAATGCTTCGCGAGCAAGACGCTGATCTGAGCCGCCTTGTCTCGCAACCTTCAGCGCAGCGCGGAATGACAAGCTATGACGCTTATGTCAGATCAGTAAGAAAAGCCGCGCAAGAAGAACGCAATTCACAGCGCACAAAAAAAGGTGCGACTGATCCCGCCAGGGTCAAGAGTGAATGGACCGCATGGGCGAAATCTTGGTAGTTGTTGCCATTGCTAGCTAAAGGTGGTATTGTATGCAGGTAGTCAGCCACCACCCTCGACATGCGCCCAGAGTTCGCCACCCCCCAAGACTTCGCCACCTGGGAAGCCAGAGCCAAAGCAATGAGCGCCGCCGAACTGCTCTTCACCGTCAAGGACTGCCAAGAAGCCGAAGCCGCGATGCGTGGCCATAACCCCGTCAAAGAGGGCTTCTATAGCGATCAGGCCAGCACTTTCGGTATGGAGCTGACACGCCGCCGCCGGAGCGCTTGAGATGACAGTCAGCACTTTCCCCAGTCGCTGGGGCCTTTACAACGTCACCCGCGCCGTTATCGCTTGCGACCCTGAGATCAGCGCCGAAGGAACGACCACCCAAAAAGTCCTGATCTTTGAAACTACAGATCAAACCGAAACTGTCAGCATCTGCGGCAAGACTCTGTTTCTGATGCAAGACGGCCACACTTTTCAGTCGAGTTACGACGGCCAACGCCGCACTTCGCTGAAGCCATGCGCTCGCAGGCAATATTCCAGAGCTTTGGCTGAGGGATACAAAGCTTCCATGGAGTTGATCTATTAACCCTCTTGTTGCCATCTCTAGCTAGACATGGTATTATTTACAGGTAGCCAACCACCACACCATGAACAACACCAACACCACCACGATTCAACAACTCACACGCGGTCAAGGCGCTCAATCCCTTTTTGCCCTGACCGGCGCAAAGATCGGTTTCGACGACAGCCGGAACATGATCCGCTTGACCTTCTCCAAGCAGGTTGGCAAAGCCGGAGCCAAGTTCAAAACACTTGAGATTCAGTACAACTCCGCTACTGATCTTTACGACATTCACGCTTTCAAGCTGAACGGCAAGACCTATGCGATTGAGACCAAGACACAGCTAGACGGCATTTATTGCGATCAGCTTCAGGAGATCTGCCAGAACATCACCGGCCTGTACTTCACACTCCGCTGATCTAACGCCCCTTCGGGGGCATCAACCCCACAGAAAAACAATGGCTATTTCATCGCCTGGTCAAGCCTTCACGAACGTTCGCTTAGGCATTGACGACCTTTCCCTGCTGATCGATGCAGTGGAAGGAACAACTGACCACGACACAACAGCTCCAGAAATTGAGCACCGCCGTCTTCTTCTCAACCGACTGGTTGACAAGTTCTGCCTTCTCGACCATTGATCACCTGAAAATCTTTTACCTTCCACTCCAATGTCACTCTCTATTGATACTGAAAAACTTGTAGCTGTTTACGCTTTTGGCGAATGGCACAAGATCCAGCCTGGCTCTGTTGATATTGATGAATTTGAGCTGATGCACTACATGGATTCGCCAAAAGTAAGAGCGGAGTGTGCGGAAAACAAAGACACCAACAGAGGAGACACTATTGAGTTCTTTGCAATGGGTGCCCTTTACCGCGCATCTGAACCTGAGCCTGATTACTCATGGATGAATGAAGGCAGTGGAGAACGAATGCAAACCATGAGGAACCCATCAGGTGCTGATGGATTTTGTTTTATCACCCCACAAGGAACCCGAAAAGCGTTTTCGCTGATGGAGTGCAAAGGTTTTGAGTATCTGTAAAAATAAACCCGACTTGCTGCCATCTCTAGCTAAGTGTGGTACTATCAACAGGTACGCAACCACCACAGCGCAATGTCTAACCAAACCGCAGCTTTCACACCCGGCAACGTCTACATGATGCGCTGGGCTGGTGACGCCGACGCTCGCACCGCCACCCGCGTGGTCAAGCGCACCGCCAAATTCGTGACCCTATGGGTCGAGGGTTTCGGCGTCAAACGTTGCGCTATTCGCGCCAACGACCAAGGCGAGTTCGCGCTTCCCTTGGGTACTGCGTACCTGGCCCCAGTTGTCCGCGCCTGCCGTCTGGCGGCCTGATCGTCTTTCGCATGTGATTTCGCCACCCACCAAGCAAATGAACTACTGGACCCCCGAACGCTGCAAAACCATTCCCACTTTGGTGCTTATGGACAACTCCCTTCAATTTTCTGCTCAAGCAATCGTTTCCAAAAATCCAAGCATCGTCAGACGCAACACGGAAATAGTCGAAATGATCCAAGCAGAACTTCGCGCTCGCGCCTGATCACTCGAAAGCCTGAGCCTGCTTCAGCGCTCAGTCCTTGAGGACTGCTTCAGCGGTTCCACTGTCTGCGGACAGGTTGCTCACCTATTTGATAACCCTGACCCGAAAAAACGCCTGGTGTACGCCAACGCTAAACGCTCAATCCATACCATCGCCCGAAAGTTTAGGGAGGTAGGTCTGCACGTTTCTTTCATCCCTGACTTCTGATCAGCCTGGCCCTTCGGGGCCTTTATGTTGCCTTCTCTAGCTAGTAGTGGTATTGTTTGGAGGTAGTCAACCACCACCACCGCATGACCGCCTATCAGTTCGCCGCTCTCGCCGCCATCAAGGGCCACGGTGCTCAGCCCACGACCGAACTCGTTGAGCGCGTCCTTTGGACACTCGATGTGATGGTCAAAGCGGGATACAAGCTCGAAGCTGCCGCCCACGCAGCAGCAGAAACTCACCTTCTTGCTTACTGATCATGGCCTTCCAAGACATTGCCCACGCCATAACCGCCTTCACAACTCCCGCCGATCTTGCCGACGCCCTAACTGATCGGATCCGCAACAGCCTTCTCAACCGCGCCTTCTACGCGGCTAAAGAAGCTCAGGAAGCGATCGGGGGGTTGAGAAGAAAGACACACCGCCGCATCACCAACAACCCTCTGCTTGTCATCAGGACCAGCGACCACAGCAACTACTTCAACGGGACCATCTGGGCTGTGGACATCAACTTCCGCACCATCGACCAAATCCTTACCGCCACCGTCAAGAACGCCACTGACCTTCTGGAAGATCGCGTTACTCGGAACATCGGTGAGGGCGAGACCCTTACTGAGATTCGCCTTGGGCTGGGCAAGGAGAACCTGATCGAGGGAATCGTCACTGGCGTGAACGCCAAAGGAGAGGGCTTCACCATCGACGTCCACATGCTCTGGAACTACCGCTACGGGGAGAACAGCGCCAACGGTGTACTGACCATTTACCCACAATTCAGAGGCACCCGCCAAGGAGCCCCGATGGACGGGAAAGCTCAGCAATCCACCGCGACAGCAGCCAAGGAATCCGCCAAGGCAGAGCGCCTGGCCGCCAAAGCTGCACGACGCGCCGAGCAACGGGCAAAGTTTGCCAAGGCCCCCGAAAGGCTGGCTCGCCAGTGCGAAAAAAGCCTGAAGGTCTGGACCGGTCGCTCCGGCAGACCTGATCACCCCACCGCGCCAGAGTGGGCATTTATACGTGACGCTGCACGATCCCTGACCACTGATCAGCTGGACGAGATGTTTAGCGACGGCTTACGAACCAGTGGGGACATTGAGTCGCGCCTTGAGCGGGAATACCTGACACTGAAAAAGGCAGTCGCCTGAAAACAGACCCGCCCCTTCGAGGGGCTTTTAATGTCTACCGTTGCTAGCTAAACGTGGTATAGTATGCAGGACCGCAACCACCACCCATGACCACTTTCATCAACGACATTCAAATTGACAAATCAACCGAAGCCAAAGGTTGGTACGACCTCACCACCGCTAAAGGCAAACACATTCAGGTTGTTTTCTGGTACGGCAAAGTTCTGGTAAAGGCCATCAACGCTTCCGCTAAATGTGCCGCTTACCCTGGCGCTTCTATGGGCAGATCTTTTGCAGACCTCCCCGAAGCTGTTGAGGCATTCAAAAACAAGGACACCAAGCAAGCTCTTCGCGCTCTCCTTTCACACCTGATCTGAACTGTTTAAGCCCTTCTTGGGCTTTTCATCCTTATGCCTCTTACTAGCCCCCCTTCGCCTGCTCATTACACACAAGACGAAAACATAGAGTGCATTGACGCAATTCAAGCTTCGCTATCACCTATTGAGTTTCGAGGTTTTCTTCGGGGCAACGTCAAGAAATATCTATGGCGCTACCCCATGAAAGAAGGACTTAAAGATCTTCTCAAAGCTCATTGGTATCTCAACCGTTTGATTGACGAAATTCAAACAGCTGAAAACATTCAAGACAAGCTGCACTGATCATGCCTGATAACCCACAAACTTCGTTTGGGCTCACACCTCAAAGTGACCCTAAAAC